AGGGCTGGGGATACCGGGGGTCTTGGAGATAGGAAAGGATCTCCAATATATCCCGGTAGTCCCCATGGATCGGCACCTGACGGCCTCCTACCTCCAGGCTTTGGGGCAGGGACCAAAGCTTCATTCTCCCCTGCGCTCCTTCGCCTTTTGGATGGCCTCCTCCATCAGCACCTGCACACCGTATTCCAGGATCTGCTCCACCGCATTGAGGAAATTCCCCAGTACACTCACGCCGTTTTCGCACAGTGCCAGGCTGTTGCCGGGACCCAGAAGCTGCCAAAAATCGTTGCCGGGGAAAACCTCCTCCAGCATTTTACGGCAGCGCGTATCCGCATCGGCCCATTTTTCCGCAACGGAAGCGCCCTGGGGCTTTAGCTCCGTGATCCTCTCCTCCAGGGTCAGAAACCGTTCCAGCACACTGGGATCCCGGGGGTTAAACCGCAGAATACTGCCGTTTTCCAGGGGGTATTCCTCCATACCCGTGGAAAAAATCAGCTTTTCCATCCTTTACGCCTCCTGGGGGACAAAGGCCTTATCGGCGAGCTGGAAAACGCCCTTTTCCTTTGCGCCGGTGTAGTGGATGGTGAAGGGGATCTGATAGCCGGAAATATCGCCGCCATAGCCGGTGACCTCCAAATAAGCCTCCTCCCGGATGGCAGGGAAGCCGCCGTCCTCCTCCTGCTCCCACAGCTTGACCTCCACCACATGGGTCTTCAGCTGATCAAGCACCATGCCCTCATCGATGATCTGCTGCAGCCGCAAAAACAGACCCGTACCTGCCTCCGCGTAGTAGGGCTCTACAGCAGCGGTCTTCTCATAGCCGGAGATCCGCACAGAGGACTCGCCCAAAATATTCTTCTTGGTGTCCACCTGGGCAGACATTTGGGTGGTGTACTCCTCCAGATCCTTACCCAGTCGCTCATATACGCCCTTTCCTTCGGCATCCACGTCGATAAAATGGGCCAAATACTTTCTTTCAATTTTTGCCATTTTTAACTCCTTTCTGATTTTTCCTATGCAGCATAGCTGTCAAACTCCGCATCCAGCTTCACTGTATACACCGTGGTGCCCAGCTGCTTCTGCCAGTCGGCCCTGGCATTGGCGGCGGTCACCCGGCAGGGTCCGGCCGCCCCATGAAACACCGGGGTCAGTCCCAACCGGCTCTGCTCCAGTACCCAGCGGGAAAAGGCCTCCATCCAGCAGGCGCCCCCCTGCCGGGTCAAAAAGATCCGGCGAAGGGAAAAGCTGTGACGGCGCCGCTGGCGGACATTTCCCTGCACATCCTCCTGATGCTCCAATACTTCCAGGCCCTGATAGTAAAGACCGGCAGAATCCGGTGCTACCCCCAGCTGATCCAGCTCCGGCTTTGCCGAGCCCCACTGGGGAAAGGCGCAGATCCAATCCCGCAGCTTCTCCACATCCTGCATATTAACCTCCTGCCTCTGTGTGATGGACCGTTCCATCCACCCCCACAGCCTTTACCCAGGCCACCTGGGACAGTCCCGGCACACTGACCGGCAAGAACCGGTCCCAATCCACCTGCTCCGGACCGATCCCGGGGTAGATCCGGTCCTCCAGCTTTAGATCCGCTTTTCCGGGGGCGATCAGCAGAAACGCCCGCTGATGCCGCCCGTAGCGCTCGTAGCTGACTTTTTTATCCGTGTGGCTGTAATGGCAGCCGGTAAGTACCGTTCTTTGTACGCCCTCCGCTCCCTTGCGATACACCGTCACCCGATCCCGACCCAGGTTCATGCCCCCACCCCCCGGTACACCCGGAAGTAAGGGGCTATGGTCAAAAGGGCTCCCCGGATCAGACCGGGCCGGTTTTCATAGCGCAAAGACACCTCTCCCAAGGTCTTTTGCACCAGCCCCAAAGGCTCCTGGCGGAGCAGATACTCCGCCAGGGCGCAGATTGCCATGGTTTCTGCCTGGGGTTCCAAAGGAGTAAGGGTATAGCGGTCTGCCAGCCACCGAAACAGCGCCTGCGCCCGAAGGCCCAGGGCATCCCAGTCCTCCCGGGGGATCAGCGACCCCCGGAAGGTATCCGTGTAGCAGCCGTAGTCCATCATCAGCCGATGGCGATGTCCTTCAGCACCGCGGCCTTCAGGGTGTTCTTCAGGGCAACGCCTGCCACCAGCTCCACCTCACCGGTCTTCACCGCACCGGGCGCATTCAGGTCAGGCATGTAGGCGGTGATCACGCCGTTGCCCTGGGGAGAAATGCCGTGGAAGCCGTCCAGGCCCAGGCAGACTGCGTAAATGGCGGTCTTGCCCTCCTGGGTAGCCACCACATCCCGGCTCTCGTTGCCGTCAAAGAACTTGCCCATATCCACCATGGGGATACCGGCATAGGTCTCCACAGTGCGGCCGAAATCGTCCTTGTTGCGCTCGTAATAACCGGCACGGCGGGCAACGGAGCGCAGCTTGATGAGCATATCCCGGTTCATCAGCAGCATGGAGGCAGTGCCGTCCAGGGCGCTCAGGAAGCTGTCCATCTCGTCCAGGAAGGCGTTGTAGTTCTCGTCCAGCTCCTGGGAGGAGGTCAGGCTGACCGTGGAGGTGATCTCGTTGGCAGTGCCGGACAGCAGCTTTTTCAGACCGTCAAAGGTGCCGTTTTCGCCGTTGCCGTTAATGACCATCTCGTGGAAATAGTTGGCGGTTGCCTTGATCTTCTGCTCCGCCTGGAAGGCCAGCTCATCCACCGCACCGGAGGTGCCCTGAAGCACACGGTCTACCTGGAAGGCACCGCCCATGATGATGGCATCGGTGGTCTTCTGCTCACGCTTGGCCTCACCGGGGGTGTACTCGCTGCCCACAGTACGCACAGCGGCGGTGGCAGGGGTCTTCAGCTGGATGTAACCGTAGGTCAGGGTGGAGCCACCGGCACCGGGGCTGATCACGTTGTCAAACACCATGCCGTCCAGCAGCTGAGAGCTTCTGCGGAAGCAGTCTACCACCTGCTGATCCACCTTGTCCGCCATACCGATCTTTGCTTCATTCAGAGTAATTGCCATAATTTAATCATCCTTTCATTTTGTAAATCGTTCTTTTAATGCCCCCACCAGGGTGGTAGGGGTTTGGGGCGCAGTGTAGAGCGCGCCGGTACCCCCGGCGTAAGGGGGCGGGGTCTGGGTTCGGGCAAACAGATAGTCATGCTCCTTTTTCAGCTCTGTCAGAGCCTGATCCAAAGCGCTGTCCGTATCCTGCTGCCCCTGAAGTGTTTCCAGGTCCAAAACTGCGGAAATGGCCTTTACATTCCGTCCGCCGTGCCGGGTAATGGCCCGTTCCAGGCTCGCGGTAAAGGCCAGCCGGGAAAGCTCTGCGCTGTGCGCGCTGACAGCGCTGTTGTACTTCTCCTCCCAGCTTTGGGCCTGGTCCTTGTGGTGCTGGATGTCCCTGCCGTTTTCCGCCATGATGGCATCCACCACCTCCTTGGGTAAAGGCTGATCCCCCACCCGAAGGTCCTGCAAAAATTCCCGTTTCATGTTTTCTCCTTTCCGTGCTACGCTTTTTTACGATGGTCGCATCATCTGCACCCGGTCTTTTTTAACGCCCGACCGTGGGCGAAATTGACAAAAATACCTCTCCTAAGAACCATTGACAATTGTCAATCGTCAATTGTCAATTCCGGCATCAGGTCCTCCCGGATCTTTGCCTGCTGCTCTTTCGTTTCGGCAGGTCTGCCGAAGCGCCAGCCCAGGGCGATCTCCGGCTTCAAAAGTCCCGTTTCCACCATGGTCCGGTAGGCCTCCCAGGTCTTATCCTCGTCATAGAGCACACCGTTGCCCCAGTCCACGGAAACCTCCCCGGGCTGACCGGCTCCCTCCAGGCCATAAAGCGCACCCAGCTTGCCGCAGAGGGACAGCAGAGCCTCCAGCCCCTCCTGCCACATATGCTGCAGATCGATCACGGTCAGGTTAAAATCACCGGCTGAGGCGGCGATCTCTGTTGCGGTGCGCTCGTCCATGTTGGCATCGCTGAGCATGCCCCGTTTCAGACCTACAATGCTTTCCACATTCCGCAGATACTCCTGCTTTCTTGCCAAAAAGGACTGCTCCCGCAGATTGGGAGAAAAAATAGTAATGCCCACATGCTCCGGGTCATCGTCCAGCCCCACGAACACATGATCCTCCAGCCCCTTCGCCCCCAGCATATCCCCGGATACCACGATCCGGCTCTGTCCACGCCGGAACTCCCCGGATAGCTGGGCCTCGTTCTCATCGATATTGCCGATGAGTTCTGCGGCGGCGGCATACACGCTCACCGCCTCCCCGGAGCCGTCCACACAGTTGAGG